GCGGCGGTGCTACACCTGCTACATTGACGCTACATTGCCGAAGGGGGTTAGATGTAGCAGGGATTCTCTTTTAGAATCAATACGTTAGGCTTACTGCTACATCTGCTACATCTATTTATCTATTATGAGGAGATATAAAGAGATAAGGGGTAGTAGGTAGGGGCTATAATATATCCCCAGTAGTATATAAGGCGGTTTAGGTGTAGCAGGTGTAGCAGTGCGCTAAGTGGTTGATATATAAGAGGAAAGGCTGCTACACCTGTGTTGGCGGTAGGTGTAGCAGATGTAGCAGCGCGGCTAAGTGATTGATTCTATTGGGGATGGGGTGCTACACCTAGAAAATATCGGGGGGCGGGCATATGCTTACTGCAATATTCACAGGATATAGGGGTTTTGTTATGGCTGGCCGGGCGAATCACCCACTGAAGATTGATTCTCACAACTGGGACCAGGAGCGGGTAATGGGGATACTGTTGCCCCGCCTGGCAACACTCAGTCTGCCGGATGCGGTGGAGCAGGGGCACGAAGGGCGGGGACTCCCGAGTGCGTCAACTATCGCCCGGTGGTTGGAGGACCGCCCCGACTGGGCGGCAGAAGTCGCGCGTGCGCGTAAACTGCGAGCTGAATATCTAGTAGAAGAGGCTAACGGGCTAATAGATGCGGACCCGGAACGCAAGACGGATGGCAGCATCGACCCCGCTCACGTTCGGTGGACAGAACAACGTATCAATCAGCGCAAGTGGGTAGCGGCGCGGCTGGATAGGGCGGCGTGGGGCGACCAAGTACAGGTAGACATGCAAGTACACGGCACCATAGACATAGTCGGGGTGTTGGCTGAGGCACGCGGCCGGGTGATAGAGGGCACAGCAACCCGCGAATTGGAAGACGTGGACGACCTTTTCACTTAACATAATCGTTAATTATGCGCAGTTGGACACCTGAATACGTTTGTTTCTGCAAAAAGACCGGGGTGGGGGTGGGGGTGGGGCCGCGATGTCGCCAGGCCCGCCGTGTTGTGGGGAACCCCATCTGCCGATTTTTTTTTATTAGCGCCCCAAAGTATCTTACTTGTAAATAATTGCAAACAGGAGCGGAAGCTGATGGCACAACCCAAATCCCCCTACACGGCGCAGCAGGAGCAGGAGCTGATGTTGGCACTGTGGGACCCTGCTATCGCCGACGACCTCGAGGCCTATGTGCTGTTCAAGTATCCGTGGGGCAAAGAGGGGACGCCCCTGGCTGGGTTCAAAGGCCCCCGCAACTGGCAACGGGACGAATTGCAGGCCATCACCCAGCACATCAAAGACAACCGGGCGAAGGTAGCGCGGGGAGAGATGCCGGAGATGTACCGCTCTGCGAAGTCATCAGGGCGTGGCCCGGGCAAGTCCGCACTGGTTGGCTGGTTGACTGAGTGGATGCAGGATACCCGCCTCGGCAGTTCGGTGATCATGACCGCGAACACAGAGTCCCAGCTCAAGTCCCGGACGTGGGCGGAGCTGGGGAAGTGGCAGACCCTGGGGCTGAACGGCCACTGGTTTGAGCGAGGGGCGCTACATCGTAAACCGGTGGAGTGGTTTGAGCAGTTACTGACCAAGCAACTGAAGATCGATACCGGGTACTACTACGCCCAGGCACAGCTCTGGTCAGAGGAGAACCCAGATGCCTTCGCCGGGCTACACAACCACAACGGCGTGATGCTGATATTCGACGAGGCCAGCGGCATCCCGGCGCCCATCTGGAAGGTATCCGAGGGGTTTTTCACAGAGCCGGTGGTCGATAGGTACTGGTTTGCGTTTTCCAATCCACGGCGCAACACAGGGGCCTTCTTTGAGTGTTTCCACAAGAATCGCAACTATTGGCGCACCCAGCACATTGACTCCCGCGACGTGGAGGGGACGGACATATCCGTGCTGCAGGCGATAATCGACCAGTACGGGGAGGATTCCGACGAGGCGCGGGTGGAGGTGAAAGGGGAGTTCCCGCTGCGGGGGGAGGACCAGCTCATCGGATATGACATCATCCAGGACGCCGCCGAGCGGGAGTTGTGTACCGACGCGGACGCCCCGCTGGTACTAGGCGTGGATGTGGGCCGCGGCGGCGACCCCACGGTACTGAGGTGGCGGCAGGGGCGGGACGCCCGAAGTATTCCGCCTGTGCGGTTCAAGATCAGGGACGACATGCAGACCGCGTATAAAGTCGCCGAGTGGATCGACAAGACCAACCCGGACGGGGTGATGATCGACGCAGGCCAGGGTACCGGGGTTATCGACCGGCTCAAGGAGATGGGCTACAAGACCCACGAGATATGGTTTGGGGGTGGGTCCCCTGAACCGGCCTACGCCAACCAGCGGACATGGATGTGGTTTCAGATGAGGGACTGGCTGAGCGGGGGGTGTATTGACGATGATACGGTGCTAAAGCAAGACCTGGCCGGGCCGGAGAAGCGGTACTTCCGAAACAAGGATGCCACCATCCTGGAATCCAAGGATGATATGCGCAAAAGGGGGCTGGACTCCCCCAACGACGGGGACGCTCTGGCTCTGACCTTCGCCAAGCGGATCGCCCGGCGGGATCTGCGGGTAGTCCGGGCGGGGCGAGGGCCGCAAAGCCGAGTGGCTCTCGACGTTGATTATTCCGTGTTCGGCGGATAGACTAAGGCATGACTGACCTGCGCACCGCGGAGGCGGCAGACATACCCGCTCTGGTAGAGCTCGGTCGGCGGATGCACCGGGAGTCCCGCTACGCGCGGTTTGACTTCGACCCGTTCAAGTATTCGGCGGTGCTGCGAGCGGTCATCCCACAGGGGGTGACGTTCGTGGCGGAGCAGGGAGGGGAGTTGGTCGGGGCTTTCGTCGGGAGGGTGGATAGCCACTTCTTCAGCGACACGAAGATAGCCAGCGACCTGCTGGCGTATGTTGCGCCGGCCCACAGGGGTTCGATTGGGGTGCAGCTGATACGGGAATATAAGCGCCGGGCAAAGGCCTTGGGGGTTGTGGAAGTGTATCTCGGGGTCAGCGCCGGCATTCTGCCGGAACGGGTAGAGCGGCTGTATGAGTGTGAAGGGTTTGTCCGCGTAGGCGGAAGTTACGTACTGGAGGATTGAAGATGTGCAACTTACCAAGTCTTAGTGAAGCCCTGGACCCGGCGGGCTTGTCCCGCGAGGGCCAAGCGGCTGCAGGATGGAAAGAAGTTTTTGACCCGGCGGGCTTCCACGAGGGGGTGCTGAGCGGACAGATGCCGAAAGGGCACGACCCCCTGCAGCTGTCAAAGGGCTGGCACGAGTCCTGGTCCGAGCTTACGGGTGCCACCGCTCGCGAGGAGGGTGAGAAAAAACTTGCGGCTACCGAGGCGCAGGAGGCCATTACTGAGGCGGAGGAACGCCGCCGTGCAGCGAAGAACCTGGCTACCGGGGGCGGTGCTGGCAGGGGGCGGGCTTCGACCATGCTCACAGGCCCCTCGGGACTTCTTGGCGACGGGACGAGCGCCCGACGCACACTGATGGCGGGTTGAAGCCTTGAACGGCGGCAGCTCGGTTGCAGACGATATCGTCGAGGAGTTTGGGCGGATCGCGGGAGACAGAGGGACGTGGGAAGGCCACTGGCAGGAGATCGCCGAAAGGGTCTTACCCGCATACTCCAGCACTTTCCAGCGAAACTCCTACCGTACGGCGGGGGATAAGCGCACAGAGTTAATCTTTGACTCCACGGCCTCTGTGGCTTTGAAGCGTTTTGGGGCCATCCTCGACTCCCTCCTCACCCCTCGCAATTCCACCTGGCACCGTATTCTGGCCAGCGAGCCCCAGCTGAACAAAGACCGCACCGTCAAGATGTGGTTCGAGGAAGTTAACCGGCTGCTGTTCAAGTACCGTTACGCCCCTAAAGCGAACTTCGCCAGTCAGAATCAACAGAACTACCTGAGCCTTGGCGCCTTTGGTACCGGGTGCATGTTCACCGACCAGCTCCGAGGGGAAGCCGGGCTGCGGTACCGCGCCGTTGGTCTAGGGGAAATATATTTCTGTGAGAATCATCAGGGCCTTGTTGATACTGCCTATCGCCGTTTTGAGCTCACTTCACGACAGGCCGAGCAGCAGTGGGGCGATAAGGTCCCTGAGTCAATCCGCAACAAGACCGATAAGAGCCAAAAATTCTGGTTCATCCACTGCGTTAAGCCGCGTGAGGACTACGACCCCCAACGGCTGGATGCCCGAGGTATGCCGTGGGCATCCTACTACGTCTCGGAGGAGGGCAAGGTGTTACTGGCGGAAGAAGGGTTCACCACCTTCCCCTATGCGATCAGCCGATACGAACAGGCCCCCGGCGAAGTTTACGGGCGCGCTCCGGCGATGGATGTATTACCGGCGATCAAGACGCTGAACGAAGAGAAGAAGACCATGCTCAAGCAGGGGCACCGCACGGTGGACCCGATACTGCTGGTGCATGACGACGGCATTATTAGCAATTTCAGCATGAAGCCTGGTGCGCTGAATGCCGGGGGCGTAAGTGCCGAGGGTAGGGCGCTGGTGCAGACCCTTCCGGTGGGTAACCTCGCCGCGGGCAAAGAGATGATGGATGACGAACGAGCCATTATCAACGACGCCTTTCTGGTAACCTTGTTCCAGATTCTGGTAGACACCCCCCAGATGACGGCCACCGAGGTCATGGAACGCACCCGTGAGAAAGGTATTCTGCTGGCGCCGACCATCGGCCGGCAGCAGTCCGAGTATCTGGGGCCGCTCATCGAGCGCGAGATCGACCTGTTGGTGCGCCAGGGGCTGGTGCCCCCAATGCCACCGCTCCTGCTGGAAGCGGCGGGGGAGTACCGTGTCGAATACGACTCTCCTCTCTCTCGCGCCCAGCGGGCGGAAGAGGTAGCGGGTATCATGCGGACCGTTGAAACCACGCTGGGGATCGTCAATGTCACACAAGACCCGGCTCCGCTCGACCACTTTAACTGGGACACCATCGTCCCTGAGATCGCGGAGATACAGGCCGTGCCGACTCGCTGGATGCGGGCGGCAGAAGAAGTACAGCAGCTGCGACAGGGCCGCGCCCAGCAGCAGCGGGAACAGCAAGCCGTTAACGCCCTACCAGGCGTGGCTGCGATAACCAAGGCGCAGGCAGTGGCACAGGAGAAAGGACGGGGATGAGCGATTTCATTGACAAAGTGAAGGACGTAATTTTTCGCAGGCAGAAGCACTACCAGCTCGTGTTTAACAACGCATCGGGTAAGGAAGTGCTGGCCGACCTGGCCCGGTTCTGTCGAGCACATGAGAGCACCTTCCATCCTGACCCGCGCATCGCGGCCCAGCTGGACGGTCGCAGGGAGGTGTGGCTGCGATTGCAGCAGCACCTCGAAATGGATTCAGAGGCATTGTGGTCTCTGTATAACGAGAGGATGAAGCAATGAGTGAAGCAGCCCCCGCAGCCCCGGTAGATCAGGGCACAACTGCGGCCGCCCCGGCGACCGCTACCGCAGCAGCTCCGGCCGCAGCGCCCGCAGCGCCCGCAGCCGGCAACTGGTTCGACGGCTTCAACGACGATCTGAAGGGTTACACTCAGAACAAAGGATGGAGAGACCCGGCCGCCACGGTCGAGAGCTATCGCAACTTGGAGAAGCTGGTCGGCGTACCGCAGGATCAGATCATCAAGCTGCCTGGCGGCGATGCACCTCCCGAGGCGTGGAATGATATCTGGAATCGGCTCGGTCGCCCGTCCGACCCCAAGGAGTACGGCTTCCAGGCGCCCGAAGGCCAGGACCCGGCCTTCTCCGAATGGATGGGCAAGACCTTCCACGACGCCGGGGTACCCAAATCCATGGCCGAGAAGATCGCCGCCGCCTACGCGGAATTCGGCCAACAGGTGGGTACGCAACAGCAGGAAGCCCGGCAGGCGCAGTTGGCTACGGAGGCCGCCGGTCTCAAAACCAAGTGGGGTGCGGCGCACGACCAGAACATCGGCATCGCCCGCCAGGCCGCGCAGGGTTTGGGGCTCGATGGCGCGACCATTGATGCGCTGGAAGCGGGCATGGGGTTCACAAAGGTGATGGAGCTGTTCCACACCCTGGGCACCCGGATGGGTGAGGGCGGCTTTGTCGGAGGTGATCGCGGCCAGCAGTCGGGCGTACTTACCCCCGAGGCGGCGCAGCAGCGTATCCAGGCCTTGCGTAAAGACACCGAGTTTCTCAACAAATACGCAGCCGGCGATGAGAAAGCCCGCCGGGAGTTTGAGCAGCTCCACAAATGGGCGTATCCGGCGTAAGCGGCAGCCACTTGCATTTTATGTAAAGTAGGGTATCTTTATCGCTATGGATTTGAAAGAACTACGCCTTGAGCTACTCAAGCTCACCTACAGCCACGGTCGGGAAGCCCCGGAAGCCGTGGCCAGAGCTGAAGTGCTGGAGCAGTACGTTATTCCGAATCAGGCGCCGAAGGCGGTGCCAGCGGCAGGTACGCCCGCCAAGACACCGCCAAAGCACCTACAACGCGGGAACTCGTAAGAGCCGCAAGACAGCTGGAAAGGCAGCCCACGCTCTGGATTGAGCATGTCGGGTCCTTCATTGGGCAACCCCGAAAGAACCGTTATTTACTGACGCTTTTACGAGGGTTTCCCCAATGAGCATTAATATCCCGACACATTTTGTCCAGCAGTACAGCACCAACATCCAGATGCTGCTGCAGCAGCGTGGTTCCAAACTCGCTAACGCCGTCATGCGCGGCTCCCATTT